ATTCACCTTGTGCCTCTGTTTTAGCACCAATAGCAATTGTACGAACACCTTCATCTGTTTTACTAGCTGCACCAATAGCAATTGATTCATCCCCTTTAGCTACAGAATCTACAGAAATTGCTACAGTACGATTTCCTGTTGCTGTAGCACTATCACCAAGTGCTGTACTAAATACACCTGTTGCATTGGTAGATTCACCTACCGCTACTGAGCTTTTACCTGTTGCATTTGAATCATTACCAATCGCTACTGTTGAATCAGCGGTAGCATTAGCACCTGTACCTAAAGCTAGGGCTGATTCACCAATTGCAGTAGTCTTAGAGCCGAACGCTAATGCATTTAAACCGTCAGCTTTAGCACCTGAGCCAACTACAGTAGTATCATTCTTTAATGCCTTGTTGTCGTAACCAATAGCTACAGCATTTGCACCAGTAATTAAGTTATAATGACCTGTTGCTAGAGACTGATCACCTGTAACATTATTACCTCCACCAATAGCATGGGTGTGATCACCATTTACAATATTGTTCATACCAATACCAGTATTTTGTTCACCAACTAAATGGTTGTTATCCCCCATAGCTTGAGATTGGTAGCCAGTGATTGAGTTTCCATCACCAAAGATATTACCATCTTTAGCATTTACACCAATTACATTTTGATTACCAAAGTTGCTTGAACTACCATGTTCAGCTAAAACGGTATTATCTTGACCCATAACAGAATGATTATTACCTTCAACATCTGATTTAGTAACTCGGTTAGCGTAAGTTTCCTTAGCTTCAGATGAACGTGTATCAGGTGTATAACCATCTACCACAAATGGTTCAGTAGGCAGTGTTTTACCTGTAGTTGTTGCATAAGCTGTAGAAGCCATTGCAATAATAAAAGTTGCTAATAAAGTTTTCTTCATTTTGTTTTCCTTTGATTTTCTTAAATTAAATAGCTATTGCTATACTAACATTTTACACAATTTCTTGTGTACTCTTTAAATTATAATTTACGCCAACTGTCATTGTCAGTGCAAACTACTAATTTATCTCGACTTTGATCATATATGGTTACAGTGTACTTGTCAAATACTTTTTGATCAATTTTTTCCAAAAAGAATTTCATTGATTCATAAGTATCAAAACTAATTACGTTTGTAATAATACCTGTATTGTCTGCTATGCAGATTTCCCAATTACCCCTATTCTTAATATCTGAACACCATTGTTCAGGTTTGATAAAAGCTAAATCTTCACCATACATAAACTTACTTGATTTAGCTTTATCAAATTTATGTTCGCCATTAATATCATAAAAACTTACCCAATCATAAGTATAGTAAGCATGACCTTCAATTTGATCATAAACTACTAACCCATCTTTGTGATTGTGTAGTAATCTCAACGCCTCAGCAAAATTCCAACACCCACCTTGAGTATATTCTTTTATAACTGATTGGCTAGTTCTCAATAAATTGATAGCTTTAATTAAATTATTCATTAAACCTCCCAACCTTCAGATTTTTTATTATTCTTTCTTGAATATGATCCTTTTCCTTTCTTGGGCTTTTCAATCTTACTTGAAAACAAAGGATCAGTAACTAATGCTTTAATTGCTGATTCCTTAATTTTCCCTCTTTTATGTTGATACATATAAACTCCTTATAGTATAGTTTAACTATTGAAATTATAAAGGCAAAATAAATAATTTGTCAATAAAAAAGCTAGGTATTTCTACCTAGCTTAAATTTCATTACTTAACAAACACTTTTCTAACCATATCAACAGGGATAATTAAGAATGCTAGACCTAATGCTAACAAGAAGTCATGTAAGTTCATTTGTACTGTTGAGAAAATAGCACCACCATATTGAATAATTAATGATTGTGCAATACCAATACCAATCATAACTACTAAGAATTTAGGGTTTTTGGTAATATTTTTCAGTACATTAAATCCTTTGTTTCTAGTATTAAAGCCATTGAAAATAACAGCATAAATAAAGAAAGTAAAGATAAAGGTTCGTACTACAGGTTCAGATTGATCAGAGATTAAATCGTGCAATCCAAATACATTTAACCAAATGCCTAACACACCTAAAGCAATAAATAATGCACTTACAGCAATATTTGATTTCATGTAGCCTGTAACTAAGCTTTCATTTCTTGCAATTGGTTTTTCTTGTAAATAGGCTTTATCAGTTGGTTCACCACCAAATGCCAATGCTGCTAACGTATCCATAATTAAGTTGATCCACAATACTTGAACGATAGTAAATGGTTCATGGAATCCAACTAACAGAGCAATAATTGAAGCTAGAATTGTTGCCACGTTTACAGTCAATTGGAAGATAATAAATTTCTGTACTGATTTTGTCATTGTTCGACCATTCAAGATAGCTTTTTCAATACTACTTAAACTATTATTTACAATAACAACATCACTTGCCTCTTGAGCTACTTGGGTACCATCGCCCATACTAAAGCCAACATCAGATGATTTCAACGCACTAGCATCATTTGAGCCATCTCCCGTCATACTTCCTACCATACCTAGATCGTGAGATAAATCAACTAATCGCTTTTTATCCATAGGTAAAGCACGACTTACAACTTTCAATCGGTGCATTAAGTTTTTCACTTCTTGATCCGATAATTGAGCTAATTCATCATGGGTTAAAGCTACATCATCTTCTGATTGAATAATGCCACATTCTTTAGCGATAGCAATAGCGGTTTCTTTCCTATCCCCTGTAACCATTACAACCTGAACACCAGCTTGATTTAATTCTTTAATTGTATCAGCCATTCCATCACGCATATTGTCACGAATACATACTAAACCAATCAATACTTTTTGTTCATCTGTTTGATATTGTAACGCTAATAAACGCATTGATCGATTAGCCTGTTCAATACTAATTTCATTTAGCTTATCAATATGTTTTTGAGTTAATTTTGTTACTTTGCCATCTTTAATATAATGGGTTGAGTTAGCTAATAATACCTCGGCAGCACCCTTTAAGTATTTAATGCCTGTATCAGTTGTAACGCTTGCATATTTATTAGTGCTAGTAAATTGCTCTTTTTCAGCAACTTTACTTTTATCTACACTGCCTAATAAATCATTGTCAATTAGATATTGTAATAATGCTCTATCAGTACCATTCGGTCCTAGTGCCTTACCGTCAATCACTTGAGCATCGTTATTCAATCCCATAGCTAAAACAAATCCTTCTTTTAACTTAGGATTGATTGTATTTAAGGATTGATAAATACCACCTTCACCATCAATAAAATCAACTACCGATAATACGCCATTTGTTAATGTACCTGTTTTATCACTAAATAAGATATTAGTATATCCTGCTGTTTCAATTGAATCAGGATTACGCACTAAAATATTTTCTTTCAACAATCGACCACTATTCATACTAGCAACCATAGCTAACATCATAGGTAAACCTTCAGGAACAGCCATGATAACGATTGTAACAGCAAACATTAAGGTTTTCATTACTAACAATGCAATAGCCATATAATCTTGAGTTAAGCCTTGTGATTGTAAAGCCATATAACCTAATACAATATTGATTACAAAGTATAATCCACCAGCACTATAACCCATTACACCAATACCGTCAGCTAATTTCTCAAGTTTATGTTTACTTGGAGATTGTTTTTTATCTTCTTGTAATGAGCTATTGATATTACCTAAAATAGTTCCATCACCTAAAATTAAAGCTTGAATAATAGCCTCACCTTCTGTGACAACAGTTCCCCTAAATACACTATATTCATTGAATAGATCATCAGCTTTAAATTTATTAGTAGATCCAACTACTTTTTTAGCTTCTTCAGATTCACCATTTAAACTTGCCTGATCTACTTTTAAATGACCGTCAATTAAAATACCATCTACAGGAATTTTATCGCCTGTTTGTACTAAAATTAAATCATTCATTACAATATCATCAACCATAACTTCTACTAGTTTCCCGTTACGATAAACTTTATAAGGAATTTTGCTTGATTGGTCTTTCAGTGCATTAAATTTCTTTTCAGCACTATAACTAGAGATTGTTGCGAATCCTGTACTTAATAAAATAGCGATAGCAATACTAAAGCTATTTAACCACTCACTTTCACCAATTTGAGGGTATAGTGTTTTAATTGTATTGAATAACATTTCAATACCTAATGCACCAAGTAAAATTAAAATCCACTTGTCTTTAAATGATTCAACAAACATTTCTAAAAATGTAGCTGATTCTTTTACAGTAAGCTTATTGTTACCGTAATGCTTTAAATTATGTTCAACTTGTGCTGGACTTAAACCTTGTACTTCTTTCATTTTCTTTCTTCAATTATTCAACTACGATCAACCCTAAATCAATCGCACCGTCTAAAAATTTATTAACTGTTTCAATAGCTTGTTTTACCTTAGCAACCTCTTCACTATCTTCTAAAAAGGTTTCAGGATCAAGGTATCCACCTTCAAACAAATCATAGTATAAGTCATTAGTCCATACTACATCGTTTTCATTTAAGTTTTTGAATTTCATAAATTCGATCTCCTAACAGTTCTAATTTTTTAGTTATTTCCAATTCAACAGGAACATAGTATGGTTCTTTTTGATTAGCTGAAAAAACTAAATCAAAACGCATTCCTTTAGTTGTAGCTCTGTTTAGAACAACACTATCAATACTTGCCATATTTAATACTACAACTTCAAACGATGAAGAATGTAAGTCATAGCTATCAAATTTAATAAATCTATTGTAATTATTAGCCATAATTTTACCTACTATATCTAACACCTAAATTACCTAATTTGTCTAATAGTTTAAAGCTTTTAGATACATAGAAATTTACCTCTTTTGTACCTTTTAAGACAATTCGATCAACAATAAAATTATTTTCCTCATAGTCTAATTCAATGTACGCAATTTCTTCAACGTTCAATACAAACCTTTTAGTTTCATCTGCAAATGGGTTATGTAAATTTATATCATCAATAATTAATACGTTTTTCATACTTTTACCTATACTTTATATTTTTCATAAAGCTTGCCACGTTGATTTACACATTGACAAATAACGTTGCCCCAATAACCGCTATTTGGATTTTTCTCTAAACCTTTTACTACTTCTTCGTGTAAATCAATTTCACAATAAGCGGTAGTAATTCCAATATCGTATTGTCTTTTGAAAACAGTGTATCTATTGTTTTCAATTTGCTCCAAAACATATTGGCTAGTAGTTAAAGTTTTCATTTCAAGCTCCTTATAGTTAGTTTTTGTTGCCTTTGTATATTATCTACATTTACCTTATAAGTCAATAGATAAGTTAAAAATAAAAGTATAGCTAAAATCGTTCGTGAATCGCTTTCTATTGCATTGTAAATTTTAGCTATACAATTTATCAAGCTAACTACAAAATTGCTTGTATGGTTGATTTAGGGGCTTTATTTTTGATTATTGAATAAAGCTTTTTGTTCTTCTGTAAGGTCATCAAACTTAATGAACACTCCATCTACCACCAGCCCTTTTCTATCTTTAATTTCATCCCAAACCATTTCTAAACATTCAGCCAAGTTGAATTGTAGGAATGAGGCAATCACTTCAATATTAGCACAAAGTAATTTCAATGACCCAACAGGATTACGACCACGTGCTACATCGCTTGCTACAGCACCTAAATTGATAAGTAGGTTTGAAGTTAGCATATTCATAGGGGTAGCAATAAAATAAGCGTGGTTAGCATCTGTATCAATTTGACCACTTAACATACTTGTTACAATAGGGTCTTTTTCTGTTTTTGCTAAAGCAAAGAATTTACTACTTACTAACTCACTACCAATGGCATCTTTTAATTGATATTGTTTAGCTAAAATACTTGCTGCAACAACAGTATCACCAATGCCATCTTTAATCATATTGCAAGCCTTTTTAAGCTTTTCTTTATCATTATCTTTTAAGGCTGTATATAATTCTTTTGCACCTTCAGCAATCTCTTTTGCCTCTTCAGCCAATTTCACAAATTGGGAGTGCATAGACAAATCGCTTGCAATATTTCGTTTAACAGCCCATTCTACATAATTTTTTGTTACTTGATCAACTTTATTTTTCATAGTCTTTTATACTCACTAACTCTTTTAAAATTTGTTTATAATCGCCACCGTATTTCCACAATCGATCCAAATCAACCCTGTTTAATGATACCCATAATTTAAAATTAGCTAATTCTTTTGGCTTAATTTTTAAACCATGATTCTTTTTCACTTCAGGTTCTTGTTCAATTGACATAGAGACACAAGGCATATCCCTACCTATTTGACCGTCTTTGTAAATTTTCACTCTAGACCCATGAGAACCTTGTTTTACTGATATGTAAACAGAATAACCAGGAATGCCTGTTACATTACTATTAGCAACAGCCATCTCAATAAATTTAAGCCTTAGATTTTCGTTTAATTCCTTAACTCTACTCATCTATCCTCCGCAACATATTAAGATAGTGCAAAGTATCAAAATAATCAGTATCTTCATTCCACAATTCTAAGAGAACTGGATAATTTAAATAAACCCACAACTTAATTTCTTTCAAAATATCAATAGGTAAGTTTAAAGTATTATAATAAATAGTTGGGTCTTTTTCTATAGTTATCTTTAAACATTTCGCATTTCTACCTACGCTACTTTTTTTAAATACTCTAACCCTAGGCATATCACCTTGCTTGTTTGAAATACAAACTTTCAATTTATTATCACTAATACCTGTACTATATTGCTCTAAGTAAATATTTTCAGACATTCAATTTTACCTTTAAATATTCTAACAATTCTTTCGCTTGTTCCCTGACAATAGTTGTTTCTGCGAAATGAATTAAGTTACGATCATAATCAACACCATCACATTCATCTACATATACCTTTATGCAAAATCCTTCATCTGATTCTTCGACTTTTAAATACTCATACCTTGTAAATTGCCCTGTTGTTTCTAATTCTAACATAACTATTCTCCATATAATAAAAGGCTAGGTTAGATTATCTAGCCTTTATTTTACTTTATTACTTAGTGCAATTCAAGTTCTTTATCAACATTTTCACGAATCTGATCTAAGGTAAAATGTTTCTTCAATTCACCATTATTAAATACTAGACTTAATTCATTTTCAAGATAAAGATCTGTAATGCCAACAACACCTAAGCCATCTTTAAATTCAGTACCATTATTTAAAACAGCCACCATACCACGTTGTGAGCGTTTAGTACCATCATCTGTTTTAGGATCTTTGAATAAAAATCTTTCTTCACCATTCACAATTGAGTAAGTAGATTTAACAGCAAATCCAAATGTATCCCGTGTATTATAGGCGTAAGTAAATGAACCTACTCCATAAACAATATTAGAACTTGCAAAACCTTTAGCTTTCAACTGTTTGAAAATCTCTTCAGCCCTATCTAAAGTAATTGAATCACCATAGATTGCACCAATGTGAGGATCTAATACTTTATAACCTTTTGAATTGACTTTACCACCAAAAATAACCCATAAACTTTCAATTAAGCCTACATATTCAGCGGTATTTGGTTCAGCGTTAGGATCACCACAAATAATTTTAACAGGATCACCGCTATCAGGTCTAATTACAACTTTACCATCTCTAGCCATAATTTTAGATCTTAATTCAGGTAAAGTTTCTGTAACGTTCTTCCAAAAATCATAAGTATCAGACACGATTGATACAAAACCTGTGGGGTAAACATCTTCAATCAGGTATCTAAATGTTTCTAATTCATTTAAACCGTGCGAACTCATTACACTGTGTTCTGTAGCACTAATACTACTTCCAATTAAGCTATTGCTACCATACCAACCTTTCAAATAATTAATAGCTGGGATAGTATCAGTACCAATAAAGCTAGTTAAATGACCTGCACCACTAATTTCAGCACTTTCTAAACTTGACATACCACGCATACTAAAATCATGACATTGGAAAGGAATGTGTAATAAATCATCACAAGTCTCTTTTGCATACTTGGTTGCAATACGTTTATATTCTCTTGCAATAGTAGCACTTGTACAAGGTTGCCATAGCATTGTACTTAATAGCGTTTCAAGATAGTTAGTTACCCAGTAAAAATCAGGGTGTGTATTTTCAATTGTAAGCATTGGAACTCGAATACTAACTGAACTACCTTCAGCTACCGCACGAATTGAAATAGGTAAATATCCAAGTTTATGTAAAGCTCGAATATGTTCACCTGTTGTATCAGTGCCTAAATGTTCTTTCACAAATTGAACATATTGATCAACTACTTCATCTTCATTTTGGTAGAAGAAGTTATCATTGAAATAGTCAATAAGATATTTTTTAATAAATCCTTGTAAGCCAAATAATACAACTCGATCAGTTCTTGGAAAATATTTATTAGAACGTGGAGTCCAAGTTGAATAAATTTTAGTTGTGCCTTTTACATATTGATCTTTATGACCTACTTTATAAAAATCACACAACAAGCTAGGGATTGAATAGTCTTTAATTACGCTCATTATTCACCTCAATAAAATTAGGTTTATCAATTGACCAATCCATAGTGTTCTCGTGGTAAATACCTTTCAACAGTGGATTGTTCACTAATTTTCCTTTTGTATAAACTTCTTCTAGGTGGCTTACAACAAGATAAGCTGCCTTGAATTTATACTTTTTAGAAATCTCTGTTATAGCTAAATCAAAAGTGCCACCATAAGAACAAATATCATCTACAATAATTAAGTTGTAATCTTCAGTACCACTTACAAAATCTTCACTTGTTTCAAATGCTATACCTTTGATTTTACCTGTTGCAAAATCACGCTCCTTATTACAAATAATCTGATATTTTGAAATAGGATCTAATTGTGAGCTAAAACGTTCTTTTGCACCTTTATCTGGAAATACAATAACATATCTCCAGTCATCTTTCAAGACATTACGGATAAAAGATTTAGTAAGTTCGCCAATTGTTTCTTCATTATATACATTAGGAACTTGAGACTCTTCAAGTATTTTATCTGAATGTAAATTGCGAACGTTGATACTAGTAAAGCTTAAAGAATATAACAAGTTCAAGAAATATGCACCACTTAAAAATTGGCTATCGTTTTCAATTCTATCCATTCTTGCGTGTGGTAAATAGGGTACATATAGATCCATATCACAACCAGAATATTCATCATTCAATTTTGATGCAATGAAAGCTAAAGGAATAAATTCACTGTCATCTTTATAGTTCCAAACCACTTTTACAGTTTTATTTTCAGCTTCACACTTCTCAATAGATTTTAATACTTTTTCACTAAAGTTAATATTTGTTTCACCAGCTGGATAGTTGGCATATAGGATAGGATAACCATTAACTGAAATCATTTTATTTCTCCAAGGTAAGATTAGGCTAACGCCTAATCTTGTAATAAATTAAAGAAAGTGACAAAGGCTACAAAAGATAGGAAATATAGGAAAGGTTGATTGTTATAGTAAGCCAAACTATAGCACCCACCACATACACCTAAAGTTAGTAATAACTTGAAAGCTTTTAACATATTACATACCTAATCTTAAAGCCCATTTTAAAGGATCTGATAATAAAGTTAAATCAGTTCCTGTCAATTTATAAATATGCACTATAGCATTTCCAAGGCAAAGATAGTAATTCCAATTGCACCAATTAAGAAAAATAAACCTAACCAGAATGCAATCACAAATCGAATATATTTACCTGTTGCCAAATTGAATAAGCAAATATCATATAACTTCCCTACCATTAGAAATTCATTAAATGCTAATGCAATAAAGGCAAGAAAGAAAAATAAATGCCCTACTAATCCAATATCTAAATCTGACATAATTACCAAGCTCCCAATTCAAAGTAGTTATTGCCATTGAATAAAACTTCAATGATTTCGCTATCTGTTAACTTCATTACACTAGCACCTGTTCCGACTGATTCGTGATCAACACCGATCCAACCAATACCACCAACTTTAAAAGTTAAATCAATACCAGCATAATCTTTCATAATTTTTACTAACCTAAACATTCTTTCATCTTGTGCAATCATGTTTTTTAGTTTGTTTTTATTTAGTTTAATATCTGTAAATGCACCTGTTAAGTAAGCATCAATAGATTTTTGACTAACACCATTTGCAAACGGATCACCAACTTCTTCAACACTTGCCACAATTTCGTCTTCACGGTGATTCACTAAGTCTGAAAAAATATAGCTTAATTTATCTTTAACAGAACAAGCACATGAATCGTTATAATAACCTTTCAATGTAACCTCTAAAGTTTTTACATTGGGGTTTTTATCTTTCCAAGCCTTTAAATAAGACATTGGATCATTTGACTTAACGTAAGTTAGACTATGACAAGAGCTTGAATTTGTCTCAAATGCTTTCTTTCGGATAATACGCATTTTAATCTCCTAATAATACTTTTAATTTTTCCACTTCTTCATCAACTGAAAAAGAACTGTTTGGCTTATCAATATCATAAACAGCACCATTCTGTTTATTTGTAATGCGATAAGTCACGTTAAAATCACAAACAAATGCTCTAATAGTATATTTGTTCAATTCTTCAATACGACAATATGCTGCCATACTTTACCTACCTTAAAATCTAACTTTCATATTTTTGAACTTGCTTTTAAAAAGAACAATAGTAATAAAAGCAAAAATCAAGCGTACTACCACAAGACCAAATGCTGCATAGACTGGATATAACATTTCTTGAAAAGTGAATTGCATATATCCTGACTTATCAACTAACCATAAAGCAAAGGTAATTAATAGACCTAATACTAAAATCATAGTTTTTCTCCTTATTAAGCAAAAGCAGTATCAATAGTGTGTT